TTTGGTAAAGGTTAATATTTAGGATATACTTAGAAAAAAAGTTGGTTTGCTATGTCAAGAGTTGATAATACTGGTGGTTCTGGCTTTACGGTTGATAACGGAACTGGTCTTGTTGTAAGAACAAAGTTAAATCAGATAATTGCTGCACTTAGTACTGTTAATCAAGGCTCTGGAGACCCTACAATCGGTGTTGCAGCTTATGTTCCACATATTGATGGTGATACCTTAAAAATAAGAAATTCTGCTAATAATGCTTTTGTTACTTTAGGTGATGTATCGGCAACAAACTTCGGTCATGCTGGATTATCGGCAGCAAATACTTTTACTTCAACAAATATATTTCAAGAAGATGTAACTTTTGATGGTGCTACTGCTGGTCGTGATGTTGTTTTTGATAGATCAGAAAATGCACTAGAGTTTGCAGATAGTGCAGAAGCTAGATTTGGAACATCTGATGATTTAAAAATTTATCATAATGGGACTGATTCATTCGTACAAAATGGCACAGGTAGTTTAAAGATAAGCACTGCTGGTGGAAGTGATGAAGTTCAAATAATGAAAGGCACAAGCGAGTTTATGGCAAAATTTATTGCCGATGGGTCTGTTGAACTTTACGAAAATAACGTTAAAAAATTCGAAACTGCTTCGGGGGGTGTGAGTCTTACAGGAGGAGCAGCAGCTAACGTCACAGCCCTTTCTGATGGAGCAACCATAACAATAGACATGGCAACAGCCTGTCATCATTCAGTAACGCTAGGAGGTAACAGAACCTTTGCCGCACCTTCAAATCAGGTAGTTGGGCAATCTGGTTCAATATTTATTACTCAAGACGGTACAGGGTCTAGGACAGCTTCATTCAATAGTGCTTTTAAATTTGTAGGCGGTACAGCACCAACACTTACAACAACGGCGGCGGCGGTTGATCGAATTGACTACATAATTTTATCGAGTAACGTCATTCATTGTGCTGTTTCTTTAGACGTTAAGTAATGCCATTTTTTGACCCAATAAGAATAGGTGCCTCTGGGGCTGCTGATACCGCTTTTACAGTAAATCGTAGTTTAAGATATAATCCAGCAGATATTACAAATTTAGAAAGAACTTTTGGTTCTGCTGGTAATAGAAGAACGTGGACTTTCAGCTTTTGGACCAAAAGATGTGGTATAGGAAGAACTACTGATATTTTTTCTCCATACAGAGGTGGCGATGGCACTCAAGAATCTCGTTTATTTTTTCAAGATAGTGACCAATTAAGACTTTATGATTCTGGAGGTTTATCAGGCTATCCAATAATAAGGACTGCTGCTGTATTTCGTGATATTGGTGCTTGGTATCATTTTGTCGTTGCTGTAGATACAACACAAAGCACAGCAAGTAATCGTGTAAAAATGTATGCAAATGGTGTTCTACAAGAATTAGATCAAACAACTTATGGAAATCAAAATCAACAGTTAGGTTGGAACAATAATAATATACACAGAGTAGGAGCATATGGTTATACTGCTCAAGGTTCACTATCTTCAAGTAATATCAATGATGGATATTTGGCAGAGGTAAATTTTATTGATGGGCAACAACTAACACCATCATCTTTTGGAGAAACAAACTCAGATACAGGGCAATGGGTTCCTATTGATACGTCAGAATTAACTTTTGGTACGAATGGATTTTACTTAAAATTTACAGATAATTCTGGAACTACTGCTACAACACTTGGCAAAGATTCAAGCGGTAACGGCAACAACTTCACACCAAATAATTTTGTAACTGGTGATGCTGTAAAAGATAGTCCTACAAATAATTTTTGTACTTTAAGTACATTAAATTCACAAAATTCAAACTTTTCAGAGGGAAATTTAAAAGCTGAAATTACAAATGGTTCTGGCAATAGAACAGCAGTTGCAACTATGGGGTCTAAGACTGGAAAATGGTATTACGAGGTTTTATATAACAGTCAGGTTGTTGATGCTCTTTGCGTAGGTTTTGGAGATGAAAGTTACAATGCTTTGCAAGGTAACAATAAATTATTTGAAGATCATACTCCTAGCGTTGGATATTATGGCGCTCTTAATGGTTTTATTTATTACAACACAAGTAGAACTGAATATTCAACAGATTTTACAGCAGGGGACATTATTGGAGTTGCTGCTGATTTTGACAATAATCAAATTTATTTCTACAAGAATGGAACAGTACACCCTAATGCAAATCCATTTAGTTATACATTTTCTGATACCTTTTTTATTCCAGCAATGGGCAACTTAACAAGTGGAGGAAATCAAACATTTACAGCTAATTTTGGCCAAGATAGCACTTTTGCTGGTGCTAAAACAGCGCAAGGTAATACAGATGCAAATGGTAAAGGGGATTTTTATTATTCAGTACCTAGTGGATTCAAAGCATTATGTTCAGCAAACTTACCTAACCCAACAATACTGCTACCTAATAACCATTTTGATACTTTGCTTTATACAGCAAATGGAGGAACACAGAATATAACAGGATTAAATTTTAATCCTGATTGGGTTTGGGGAAAAAGTAGATCATCAGCCTTTTATCACGATTTATACGATACAGTTAGAGGAGATAATTTAAGAATATTCTCAAACGATAAAAATGCAGAAGCATCAGGTTTTTTGCAGTTTGGAGTTACAGGCGGATTTGCTTTATCTGCAGGTGGAAATATAAATGATGGAACAGATAGTGTCGTTGCATGGAACTGGAATGCTGGCGATACAGATGGAGTCACATATAGAGTTGTAGTTGTTTCTGATTCTGGTAATAAATTTAGATTCAGAAACTCAGCAAATACAGCAACCTTCGCTCAGAGTGCAGTAACTCTTGATCTTGCAGAAGGTGGTACTTATATATTTGATGGGTCAGATTCTACTATGGCCTCTCACCCTATTGTTCTTGCAGAAAATTCAAATGGCAGCCCAATGTATGAAACAGGAGTTACCTATGAGTTAGATGGTTCAGCAGTAGCAAACGCAGCAGCTTACGCAAGTGGATATGCAAGTGCAACTACAAGGAGATTATTATTCACAGTTCCTTCCTCTGCACCAAATTTGTATTATGTATGTTATAACCACGCAGGTATGGGAGGTGCAATCAATACAAACACAACTCTTGGGTCAAGCAATTTTGATGGTTCAACACAGTCAACAGTAAAAGCTAATACAACAGCAGGGTTTTCTATTGTTAAATATACAGGTCAGCAAAACGCAAGCGACACCATAGGTCATGGGTTAGGTGTTACGCCTCAAGTCGTTATATCAAAAAGTAGAAATTCAACTTATACATATACGCAATGGTATGTTTATCATCATAAATTATCTACAAATTACTTTTTATTTTTAAATTTAACTAATGCACAAAGCGATGGTTTAGGTGATTATTACATAGATGCTTCTTTTTCTTCAACAGTTTTTGCTGTAGGTGATGATATTTATGGCCCTAATGTCAGCAGTAATAATTATATTGCTTATTGTTTCAACGAAGTAGCAGGGTATAGCAAGTTTGGGTCATATACAGGCAACGGGTCAACTGATGGCACGTTTGTTTTTACAGGTTTCAGACCTGCACTTTTAATTTTCAAAAGATCATCTTCATCTGGTGGTTCATGGCGAATATTTGACAATAAAAGAGATACACATAACGTATTAAACTCAAGACTATTTCCCGACACCTCAGGCGCAGAAGATACTAGCAGAACTGTTGTAGATTTTCTTTCAAATGGTTTTAAATTAAGAGCCAATAATTCTGGTAATAATAATAATGGAGACACATACATTTATTTAGCATTTGCAGAATCTCCTTTCAAAAATGCGAGAGCAAGGTAATATATAAATATGGCTTTTAAATTAGACGGAAAATTTTTAGCAGTTGATGTGGCGTTTAGTCACAACGATATAAATTACCCTGCTAACTGGTTAAGATTATCAACAGCAGAGGAAAAAACTGCGATAGGAATAACTGAAGTCGCAGATGATAATAAAAATTATGATAGTAGATTTTATTGGCAAGATGGAACTGCAAAAGCACTTGATGATGAAAATGCAAAAGATAAAGATGGCAATTTATTAAAAAATGAAGATGGCAGTCAGATGGTTGTACTCGGTGTTAAATCAGTTTTAAAAGCACAAGAAAAAACAATTGCTGGTGGTTTGTTGTCAAAGTATGATTGGTATGTTGTAAGAAAAACAGAAAAGGGAACGGCAATACCTTCAGCAATTACAACTTATCGTGATGCTGTCAGAACAGCCTGTGATACTAGAGAAAAAGAAATTGATGCTTGTTCAGACACCGCAGCTTTAGTCACTCTTTATAGCGGAGTTTTGAAAGATGGAGTTTATACGCCTAACATGACGCAATATCCAACAGACTCTAATTCTTAATTGTCATTTGTTTAGTCATATAGCTTGTTATTAGATATAAAGGAGTGATAGTAGGAATAATTATTAAAAAAGATATAATAAGACTGTGAGAAATCGCTTTCAG